ATAGGTGTAAACGTCTCCGCCAGTTTGTCCAGCGACATAAATCCAACCATCAGCATTGTCCACGGCCAAGCCCCAACCGTCTGTTTCAAGATCGTCGGTAAATCTTGCTGTCCATATTTTACTACCAGTGTCAGTATACTTGCCCACTGAGAAATATCTGCTGTCACCTCCCATTCCGCCAGTTTGAAAATGACTGAACAGAGCAATGACATTGCCGTAACTGTCATATTCTACACTGGTTGCGATTTGTGGGAAATCTGTTGTAGGAGCACTGGACACAAATGTCTGTACCCAGATGTTGTTATTGACTCCGCCGCCACCTAGCACTGAATTGCCTTCGCTGTCCACAATGTCTCCACTTGTAGGTAAGTGTAGTACACCGTTGGCATCAAACTTCCACTCTTTTTGTCCGCCCACTTCTTTTTCTGTAATGATCTTGAGAAAACCTTCTGTGGGGGCTCCATTAGTTGCGTCATTGCCCACATCCAATGTTACTAATTCTGTAGGGTCATTGCCTGAGGAATGACGACCTTCTGCGTTCCAGAATCTCAATACTGATTCGCTGATACCGTCAATAGTATCAATGCCAGTAAATCTTAAACTTTGACCGCCTGTGATATAAACATCGCCGTCGTTGAACAGGCCCGCAATACCTGCATTGAGATTGTCTACAACAATACCTTGAGTGCCGTTGAATATTGCTGTGCCTGGTGCTGTTAGGACGCCATTAGTGCCAAATGTCCAAGTCTTAGTTGTTACTACTGTACTAAATGTAACTGTGTCATAATCATCATGCCCCGCAGTAATATCTTGATCAACGTGGATTTGCCAAAAGCCGTTATCTTGTTGGATAGCTGTAATAGTGGCAGTTATAGGAGTTCCCCAGGATGTAGTTACGGTGTCGCCTATCTGAACAGTTGTACCTAAAGTAGGATATGCTTCGTCACCAATAAACAATCTCCAAATGCCGCCTGGACCTTCTGGTGGCCCCCATTCATCTACTGTTTGTACCTCGATGTTTCCTAATGAACCACTACCTACTTCAATCGATGCGTCGTTATTGTTTGCGATTGTATCTGCGTTGAACGTAAAGTTTCCAGTGCTACCACCTAACACACTCTGTCCAGTGCTGTCTAAAATGTCTCCACCTGCTGGCAGTGTTAACGTACCATCTGAGCCAAAGATCCATTCGCGATCGACATCCATGTGGTTTGATATAATACTCACATCGTACCCAGACCTTAGATTTATACCAGTTACTTCATTAGAAGTAACAAATCCTACTGGTAATGTTAGATTACCATCTGATCCTAAACTAACTGTGTGAGCACCGTTGACTAAACTTGATATACTACCAGTTAACTGAGTTATATCTGTAAGTGGCGACTTAGTTAAATTGAAGTTATAAACATAAACATTGGTATTTGCCGCTGTTCCTACAGGAATTATAAAATCGTAATAATCACCAGACGGGTCAGGTGTCTTTGTAGCAGGACCTGTTAGTGTTACTACAGTGTTTGCAGGGAAGGCTCCGTTACCACCAGTCAATAGTTCAAATGTGTCGCCTTTCTTTAGACTGTCAAATTTGGCTATAAATGGGGATGTATCTGTGGTTCTAATTTCAAGTTCGCTGGCTGTGGTCCATTGTACACTGGCAATATCTCCTATGCCTTCACCACCTAAAACTGATTCTGATATGACTAATTGTCCATTAGCATCTACTCCTAAACCGTTTGATCCTAGATAGATAGTATTGGTACTTAGATAGATATCTCTAAATCTGAAAGAAGGACTGCCTAGATCGTATGTGACATCGGCGTCGGGAATTAAATCATCACTTATTGTTGTACCATCCCAAGTACCACCACCTAACACACTCTGTCCAGTGCTGTCAAGGATGTCACCGCCCACAGGTAGTGTTAGATCACCGCTGGTATTAAAATGCCAACTATTTCCCTGATTATCAGTGTTTATCTCAATAGTTGCTCCGTTGCCGTCTAAGTACAATCCGGCAACGTTGGCATTATATCCCGGAGTAGGATTTAAGATTACTGCACGTTGATATGCCGCACTAAACTGATAGCCGTTTTTTGCGTTTATTGATACTCCGCCCTCGCCAATAATGCTACCTTCCGGAGCACTGGATACTTTAAGAGATCCTGGTAAAGTTAAACTACCGTTAGGATCAAAAACCCAATCACTAGTGTTAGCACTGAGTTTAATAGCACCTAGTGAACTAACTGTGCTAGGATATTCTGGAGGAGGTGTAACTCCTATCACTACTAGAAATCCTGTTCCTGGTATTTCTGAAAATCCGTTGATTGTAACAGCAAATATAAATCCTGGAATACCGTGATCCTCTTCAGTGAACTCAAACTCGTCACCTGGCGAATATCCTGGATTTGTTGGCCAATCTGGATTGTCTATTTGTGTTTCAACAGCCCCACCAGGTCCTACCACAAACGCAACAGTGTATTGCCACGGTGTGCCTGATATAGCGTTACCTACAGTTCTGTGAGCGTTGTCTAACACCGCAGTAAATGTTTTTGGTAGTAGTAGTGGAGTTGTAAGAGTTGCATTCTTACCAAATGCCCAATCTTTGGCTGTTCCGTTGTTGTCTGCTCTTATTATAGCATTCCCGTTGGCATATAACATTGCTGTGCCAACTAGTGTATTACCGTTTAAGAATAGTCCTGAACTATTTCCATCAACTAGGGATTTAACATACACGTCGTTAGATCCTGTAATTGTTCCGTCTTGCGGCAAGTAAAGATCGCCATCTGCACCGTAAGTCCACGATTTACTTCCCCCACCTACATTACCAGAACCGTTGGCTATTATATAAAGGTTGTTTTGTGAAGTAACTGCAAGACTTCCTGATAAGGAGGAAAGTTCAGCACCCTGTATCTGTAGTTGATCCCCACCAGTAATAGCAGGAAAAGTAACGTAGGGATCGGCACCACCAACTAGTACAACTTCGTCACCACTGCTGGATAATCTATCTGTACTACTTGTTAAAATAATTTTGTTATTTGTGTCTTGATATACAGCAGTGATGTTTACATGATTACTATGATTAAAAAGAGGAGCTGCATAATCTTGTGCTAATTCAGTTAACTCAGCTACAGTTCCTCCAGTTAAATTATAAAGTTCAGTAAAATTATCATTTATTTTACCAAACGCAACACGCAGTGGATCTCCGTTACCTGCGTTCTCTGAACTTCCGATGTTAATATTTTTCTTTGCCATTATAGTCTTCCTACGACAATTTCTATTATACCTTCTCCACCATCCCAGTTTTGAAGAGCTTTACCTATTACACTTCCTAATTTAGGATCATCAGACGATTTTGCAAAACCGTTACCTGCACTAATCATTAGGTCACCTTTTTCTATCTTACCAACAACTTTGCAAGGCACTCGACCTTGTAACGCTATAGATACAACATTGTCACCTTCTAATACAGTGTTCATCTCAAAAGCTGGTTTAGTAGAAACTATTCCTGCAATTTTTCTAGTTGCTTCTCTAGCTAAAGTGACTTCATGATCTCCGCCAAATTCTAAAACTGTTCCAGGCTCATAACTATTGTCTGCTTGATATCTTTCTGCTAAGTCAGCATATTTGGCTTTTAGAGCAGTACCTTTGAATTCATTGGCATAAATGTCTTGGTTGCCATCACGTATCGCAACAGTATTCGCACTAGCACCTGTACTTCCTAAATAATCTGTGGTACCAATTCTTACAGCTTTTGAAGTATCAGCTACACCATCTAAATCGCCCTCAAATGTAGTGGCTTTCAATACTCCGTTATTTCTCTTGGCTAGCAAACTATTGTTGCCGTCAGTGGAACTGGACACTGCTATAGTACATGATTGACTACCATTGAAACTGGTAGAAGTTGTTCCTGCAACAATAGTAATATCTGTTCCAGCTGATAGACTAAATGCTAGTCCGCCATTACCAACTTTGTCAGCATATGAAGCTATACCATAAAAAGTGTGTGGATTAGCTTCGGTTAGGTTTGTTGGCGCAGTAGTTCTACCAAATCTTGTACCATTAAAGTTCGTACCTTCAAATGTAGTACTATGAATAGTTTTAAATTTTTTAGTAGAAGTACCAATGTCATATTTGTCAGTGTCCTCAACATTGATAATAGGAGTTATACTCGGGTCACCTGAAGGTAATGCGCTGTCAAAAGTTAATCTTCCACGCATTCTACCACCAACTTTTAATAGGGCGCCATAAGATGTTGCTCCACCTTTTCTTGTAGCTAGACCAGTACTAACACGATTTACATTACTATCTTCAGGTAAATTAGTTGGTTCGAGACCACCCAAAGTATCATCACTGATAATAGTTGCCACAGTTTCTGTGCTAAGACCTAATATATCTCTAACGTTTTGCGCACTTAGCTCTGCTATATTACCAGTGTCAGTATCTCCTTGTGTAGAATTATAATAACCTAATATTTTTTTATTTGTTATTTTTCTAAGTTGAGAAAATGTAATACCGTCTGTGGTACTTGATGAATCTCTAATAGAAATAAATCCATTATCTGAATTGAATTGTGTTTCTTTAAATGCTGCAATACCATATCTAGAAGCCAATTGTTCTGAAGTCAATCCAGTAGTATCTTGTCCAATAGTGTTTGAACGGTTCAGTGATAGTTTAGTTTGCGCAATACCTGCACTGGAAGCTACATCAGCATTGGTAATGCTACCAGCTCTATAAGTGAAAGTAATTGAATTACCACCTTCAGTTAAAGTAACTGTTGAAACAATATCACTTTCTGTACTGATAGATACATTGGTCATAGAACCGCTGCTGTTTTCGTCTGGTTCCTGCCCTGTGAAAACTAACAAATCACCTAAACCAGGATTTCCAACAATTTCAACGTCGTTAATTTTTCCTATGTAATTATTTGTATCAAAAAATTGTTTGTTTATTAAATCACTAGTAGCCGTTGGTAACCCTGATCCAGTGATTTTATTTCCATTTAAATCTATATTTCTTGGCACAGCAGAGGTCACTGCGGTAGCTACTGCTCCGCTGCCAGCATTTAATACTGATAAAAATGTAGCAGGATTTCTTCCAGCAACTGTATCAGAATAAGTTTGTGTAATGCTTGGTGGAATTGTATATCCAGATCCCCCATTTACAACAACTACTTCTTTAATTCTCTTATTATCACCTTGACCTTCCATTATAGCATAACCTGTTGCAGTTATGCCGCCCACAGTCTGTGGTGGTGAGAAAGTTAGTATCGGAGGTAGATTATAATTTAAGCCACCAAATAATAATTGTACTTCCCTAACAGAACCACCTATGATCACTGTAGGAGTGTCAATGTAATTATAACCAGGATCATCAACAACAATGCTAGCCACTGAATATGTAGGTCCAGCACCACTTGATAATACTGCCCTAGCTGATGCACCAGTTCCTGAAGATGATACGATTGTTACTACTGGTGCAGTAGTATATCCTGAACCATTTTGGTTTACGTTAATATTTTGTACTTTATATCTCTGAGTGGTATTGGCTAGAGTGAAGCCACTCCACCCAGTTCTAACTCCACCAGTAGCTATAGCTTGATCTACATAAGATTTATTTGTAGCATCACCAGCTTGTGTTGGAGTTTTTAATAATGTAATTTTGTTATTGTTAAGACTAATTCCGCCTCTATTTCTAAAAACGCCACCAACATCTGTTAGATCTTGAATCATAGAAAAACCAAAAACATCAGTTCTTCTTCCAGTGGTTTCTAATATATACGCAGTGCCGAATTCACCATAAGAAACAGTTCCACCAGCGAACACATTATCCACGTACTTTCTGTTTACTGCACCTGTACCATTTACGTCTTCACTGTTTCTCAATGTTTCTATAGAATTACTTCCCAACTGCATGTTACCCTGCATGATACTAGCACCGTCTAATCTCATTAGACCTTTTTGCGGAGTTTCAGTGCCGTCAATAGAGTAAAAACCATTTATTATATTATTAATATAGGTTACAATAGCCTTCTGTGTTGATACAGTAGTGTCCTCAGGAGCATCCATCTTAGTATCAGCACTGAAATTATCAACTGTCTCACCAACAGCAAAACTCAAAGAACTAACACCAGATAGACCAATTCTAGCAGCAATGTTAACTGTGCCGTCCCCTTGATTTACATTGAAGTATGTACCGACTCTAAAGTTTCCATCTTGATCTGTACTAACATGGAAAACACGACCTGTGCCTATTTCTTTAACTATCGCACTAGGACTAGGACCAGGAGGCTCAGGTTGACCATAAACATTATTAGGATAATTTGAATCGTCAAATCCACCTGCGCCTACTTGTAAGAAATCATGACCAGTGGCTCTAACTGTGGAGAATGTAGTAGTAATTCCAATCACGTCTCCTGGTTGATGTTTTATATCCAGTGCAGTGTTTAGATCGAACAAATAGTTACTACCAGGACCAGTAATGGAAATTTCAGTTCCGGCAGGTATAGACTGTGTTATAATACTGCTGATTCTAACTTCATAACCAGAAGTAGTACCGTCTTGATTAAATTCTTGAGTTACTGTTCTAATAAATGTATTCTGAGTAGTTCCATTTGGATCTCCGGCATAAGGAATGCCAGGACCAGAAAGAACAGCGCCATATTGTAATCCAGTTGCAGTTGCTGGGAATGTTAACGATTGCAAAGTATCTAACACTTGAGGTTGTACATTAATATGTAAGCTAACACTCAATAATGCTGTCAGTTGTGCAACTTGAGTTGGACTGTTACTCCCACCATTGACAATTGTAACAGTAGGAACAAAATCATAACCAGATCCTGGGTTAGTGATAGTAACATCAGTTATTACACCGCCTTGCACTGTAACAGTAGCAGTTGCTCTATTAGAACCACTTGAGGGTGCTGCTATGAGTAGTGTAGGAGGGGTGTTGTCATTGTATCCGGCACCACCATCACTTATAACTATATCAGATATTACTCCAGCTGGATTTCTCTCACCAAGATTTATTATCCTAACGATTTGATCCATTAACTCGCCGACCTTTGTAGCTGACCCTGTTTCTGCTTCTAAATTATTATCTATAATTTGAGGACTGTAACCTCCAGCGGTTGGATCTTGATATGATCTTCTAATACCTAAATTTCTGGCAGGTATTGTAGAAGACCCGCTTTGTAGAGCAGTGGTAATAAGAGTCATCAATGTTTCAACAGTACTGTCGTCAATTCCCGAAACGCCTGCTGTGCCGTCAGTGTCTTGTGGTAGTAGATTACCTGCTTGTGGAGTAACTGTTGATTCTAATACTATTAATTTGGAGATTGTTCTTATATGATTAATAGCAGCAATCATTTGAGATTTTTGTTCTGCTAGTAAAAATATACTTTCTGGAGTACCGTCATAAAATTTAAGAGTAGTATATCTAGTTTTTACATTTGCTTCATATTCTAGATCATATGCTAATGACTCTACAATAGTGCTAAACTTGCTTCTCCAAAGAGTTTCGTTATATGTGAAACCAGTACCCTGTGTTAAAATATTTAAATATCTTATTGTATCTTCTACAATAAAATCTTTATTAGCCAAAATTTGTTCAGAAGCATTTATTCTTGTACCTTCATATGGTAATGCAGTTTGACTAGGTGTAGAACCAGAATAAACGTTTAAGGCAGTCAATGCTACAGTTGTTGCAAAATTAATAGCATCAATTGTTTCTGTTTTTTGTTGACTCAACACAGTCGCTGCACTAACATTACCTTGTTGGTAGTATGCTATACCAGCTGCTCTACTTCTAACATTACCACCGTATGTTAAATCATAAGCAACAGCATCAATAATCAATCCTACATCTCTTGAACAAGTTATTTGATTATAAACAAAGTCTGGATATATTTCATTTAAAAAATTAATAACTTCTCTTTGAATAAACGATTTATTTGCAACAAGTTTTGTTACAGCTTCAACATTAAACCCAACTAAAGGATTTGCAGTAACAGCTAACGGATATGAATCTTTAGTAATTCCAGCACTTCCAGGAGTCTCAGTTTTTCCTAAAATTCTGTAGATACTAGGATCAAAGTTAGTTTCAGAAAACTTCATTGCTGAAGAATTAATAATAGGTGGAACGTTGCGTATTTGAGATACTGAGATAGTTTTGGTTTGTGCAAATACTAAAGGTTTAGGCTGTGGCTTATTATATGCATCTGGTGCATAGAAAGGTAAGTCATTACTTAATGACGGATCAAGATTAATTCTCCAATATGAATCATAGAAAAAGAATCTTATTGGAGTTGTATTAGGTATTGATGCTGACAGTGGTCTGTCTAGTGTTAAATCCCAAATACCATCGACTCTAGTCTTTTTGGCTGTAGCAATTTGGTTTACCATATTAACAGTTAACGGTAAATCTAATTCTATTAACCACCTATCTTCGACAGCATCATATGTCGGAGTAGTTCCTTCTTTTATAGTATATCTGGTATAATTTAAAGTTTCATTCAATGCAGGATCTAATAACTGGAAACTCCATCCTGCTTTAGGTGCCCAAGGACTAGCAGGATCTGTAATAATAACACTTGGATCAGCTTCATTTTTTACTTCAGTAATATAGATCTCAGTAGCACCAATTTTATTATCATTGACACCTAATGGTTCAACTAATCTAATGTTTACTTTAAATGTAACATCTTGTCTAACAACATTTGTGACGGTATATACTTGAATATCATTTGATACCACTGCAGGTACCGTAGACCCCAGAGTAAATTTCATATTTTTTACAGCTGGACGTCTTAATTGAATCACTTTTAAGGTATTTTGATTAGCTTGATTTTCACCAGCGACACCATCAAATCTAGCAACACCTGCAATTCTATCTTCACTGGCATTACCAGATATAGAATATATTCTATCTTGAACCAGTACTCCTGTTGGTGCTAAACTTTGTCTAGCTACTGGACTCTCATTGTAACTAAAAGCTGTTTTGATTAAGTCGTTAATGTGAGTAGTAGAGTCATTGGGTATTTCACTAGGCAACCAGTAATCGCTACTTTCTGTTTCATCTAAGGTAAAATTATACTCGTCTAAAATAGTTACTGTATATGTGTTACCTGAAATATCATTTGGTAAAGGATTGCCGCCTGGTGTAGTTGGTGGCAAATTGAGGCCAGCGTCAGTCTTAACTCCAGTAATCTGCACTTCCTCGCCAGTTTTAAAAGGATGTCTATAATAAGTTGTAACTTTTAACGGACCAGTGGTCAGTGTTCCGCCTGACAATCTAGCTCTACGTATATCTTTAATAGCTATTTCGTGGGCGGTTAATTTAAAAGTTGCGTTTCTTAATGGAGGACAATCAGCATTGCCTACATAGAAAGATACAGCACCAAATCTACCTTCATTAATAGGGTCATCAATGTAAGGTGTAATAAGATTCATTACCGGAGTTCTTAATCTACCTATTTGAATAGCTTCATTCGGATCACTACCTTCTGATTGTAATCCAATTATTCCGTAACAACTTGAACCAGTAACTGAACGTATTTGTCCACCAGCTTTACTCAAATAACCAACTCTACAATAGTATGTAAATTGGCTAACTGCTTCACATACCCCGTTGTTATCAACATATATACCATAACCAAGATCGTTGATCATAGTAAAGTCGTTGGACAACATACTTCTATTACCAGCAGTTTCAATTAAAATTTGTGTTCCATTTGGTATGAAACCTGCAGGTAAAAATGTATCATCAAGTTCTATGAATTCGCCCGGAGCACTGCTCAATGTTAAAGTGGCTGAACCGTTTTGATCTACTTCAGTAGTATCAATGATCACATAGCGTTTCTTTGAAAGATAAAAAGTATTAGGAACTTCTGGTTTTCTAACTAAACCAGTAACTCTCATTTTAGTGCCACTGGCACCTAAAGTACCAGTAAATGGATCTGTGTATGTAGTATCATCAACGTAACACAGCTGATTACCTGCCATACCGTCAATTAATTGACCGCCGCCACCTTCACCAGAAAATGTTGAACAAACTTGAGCATATGGACTTCTAGTTAAAATTTGACCATTAGGATCAAATGCCATAACGAAGCCTTTACTACCAACGAAGGTTATGTTTCTGGCTTGGAATGCATCATTGACTAGCAGCATGTCAGCATGTTCATTGTCTAAGAAAAATTCTATCAAGGTGTTGTCAGGAATAGATTGAGCTAGAGGTTTTAAATCTCCATTCTCATCTACTATGTCCATAGTATATGTTCCTGGAGCAATATTCAAATCAGGATTTGGTGTCTTATAAAGTATTTTTCTTACAGGACCAACTCTATAAACGTTTGGAACACCGCCCGTAGAACCTACAATAAACCTCATTCCAGATTTAGGTGGATATGCGGCGTCTCTAATTTCTAATCTAGTACTGTTTACAATATTTGTAGCACCAACAGATCTTCCTAATTGTCTGTAGTAATGATTGTTATACCAGAAATTAGCGTTTAAACTTCTATCACCTCTTACAAATTTTAGATTTATATTTTCTGCAGGAACCGGCCCTTGCTTAGGTTTAATTAAAGTTCTTCTAAATTCATCACCTTTGATCGCCACGTTTGGTGGAACAATGATTGGAAATTCTTCAAAATAAACACCAGATTCTATCATTACAGTAATTTCTGGTTTTGGAATAAAGAATCCTCTAAAACCAAGGTCTACTCTACTCAATGTACTATAAGGACCATCTTTCTTATTAGCAAGTGCTATGGTTATAAATGGATCCAATGGATCAACTACAGGATTGACCCAAGAAAATGTTTTCTTTAAATTTAATTCAAATAAGTTGGCATTTATTCTGTTTACTCTAAAGATACCGTTCAATTCTCTAGTATCTACTGCTCCTAATAAAACAGCACCACTGACTTGAACATAGTCGCCATCTTGATAACCGTGATTTTGTAAACTGACTCTAACTTTTGTTCTAGGATATTCTAACTCAGTACCTAAAGCAGGTATATATTTGAATACTTGGCTAGTACTTACTTTGTATGGAGTTGTTTGTAATGTAACTCTATCGATATACTTTTTAGCGAATTTTAACGCTGCTCTAACGCTCTTAAATGCTTTACTCCAACTTCTTCCTATCTCATATTCGGGATATCCGTAATCAGGATTAGGAGTGTCATTGTCAAAATCCCACATATCATCATTACCTATGGTACTAACATAGATATTTGTAGGACTGCTATATGATTTACTATCTACATAACCTTTAGTAGCCGCACGATAATCTTCCTGAACAAATGCTGGACCGCCTTCTTTTGGACTAAGTTCAATTCCTTGATATTCTCCTGGGTGATCATTTAAGATCAATGGTCCAGTCATGACTCCAAAGCCTCTGTCAGTTAATCCAGTTTCCGGATCAACTGCCAATGTTCCTGCTAAACTTATCTTGGAATCTGCATAATCTTTTCTTACAGAGTGTGCAGGATCAGTTCCTTGAAACTTTAAGAAAACATTTGTCTTTGGGGTTAATCCATCTGAGTCTAGTAACGGAATGAAACGCTCACCCAAATTAGGATTACCATTGTTAGGAGCAGGCTGTATTTTAAAATTGTCTCTCATGGTACTGCCATCTACAGCATTGACAGTTCCTGTTAAATCTTCGTTGTCTCGATTTAAAAAGTTACTATAAACCCAACGTCTAGTTACAGCATCGTTATCTGCTTGTGGCGCAGCCATATTAGATACTTTAAATCCACCTGCATTTAATGTATTTGACAGTGTTGGAGTCGGGTCTAAACTTATACTAATACCCGTTAAACTTAGGCTTATTTTTGATGGGTCAGTAGCAGTATCTATAGAAATGTTAGCACTACCAACTAGTTCTTTACTAATTACATTGTTACCTAAAGAATTTAATGATAAAACTCCATTAGGTCTCAAAGGTTTAACAACATCTACTAAGTTCTCAAATGTTAACCCTTCCTCAAGACCTTGACTAGCATATAGCTCTCTAAAATTTTCATTAACTTTTGAAAAAGCGTCACGAATGCTATCACCGGTTCCATCATTGCCGGTTAGACCAATATTAATATTTTTTCTTGCCATTGTAAACTCCGAATTGGATGATTATGGTATTTCCTAACTTTATTTACCTTTAAATTTTGTAAACTTAATGTAAATACTGGCATGTACGTAGGTAGCGTAAAAGAAAAAAGTTCACATAAAAGAACAAGTAAGAACGGTATTGAACACGTTTATTTTAGAACGAAAAAAGTAAACGAGTTTATCTGTGATAGTTGTGGTGAAAGGTTTTTTCGAAATCACGCTAACATGAGTCCAAAAAGAATCAGCAATTCATATTTCCACGTGTGTAGTAGTTGTGATTCTAAAAGATTTGCTCAGAAAAAGGGCGTGGAAAAAAGAAAAATTTGGGATATGCCAGCAAGTAGTGATATGCCTATTGGCAGATTGTAGATTAAATTCTAAAACTTTCGCCGCAACCGCAACGATCTTTTTCGTTAGGGTTAATAAATTCAAACCCTTCATTGAGACCTTTTTTCTGCCAGTCCATAGTAAGTCCTTGAACATACGGTGAACTTCGGCCATCTACCCAAACTTTTACACCATAACTTTCATAGACAAATTGATCTCTTGTTACTGGTGCAAAGTCTACATATTCTAAAACATAGGCCATGCCTGAACAACCAGTGGTCTTAACACCTATTCGTATGCCTAAACCCTTGCCCCTACGTTCTAAATTTTGTTTGATTTTAGATGCTGCAATTTCAGTTAACAAGATCATGCTTTTCTTTATAATCTTTTATGGCTGCTTGAATCGCGTCTTCAGCAAGAATTGAGCAATGTATTTTAACTGGGGGGAGTGCAAGCTCTGTGGCGATCTCAGAATTCTTAATAGATCCTGCTTCTGCCAACGTCTTACCTTTGAGCCACTCCGTAACGAGTGATGAACTTGCGATTGCTGATCCACATCCGTAAGTTTTGAATTTCGCATCTTCAATGATTCCTTCATCGTTTACCTTTATTTGTAATTTCATTACATCACCACAGGCAGGTGCTCCTACCATACCAGTACCAATGTTAGCATCATTTTTGTCAAAGCTACCAACGTTGCGAGGGTTCTCGTAGTGATCTATAACTTTGTCGCTGTACGCCATATCTTATTCCTAATTAAACTGAAAAACTGCTACCACATCCGCAGGTAGTCTGAGCGTTTGGATTCTTAATTGTAAAACTATTACCAGTCAAATCCTCAGTGTAATTGATCTCTGCGCCGATTAGATACTGATAACTCATAGAATCTACTAATATTTTAACACCAGATTTTTCTATCACAAAATCGTCCTCATTTTGTTCTTCATCAAAAGTAAATCCGTATTGAAATCCTGAGCATCCGCCACCTTGGACAAATGTTCTTAATTTTAAATTAGGATTATTTTCTTCTGCTAACAAATCGGCAATTTTTGTCACTGCTGATTCTGTAACTATAATTGACTCCATATCAAGTTCCTAATCTAATGTTAACAACGTCCCAGTCTATGATACGCCATATATTTGCAAGATATTTGGCTTTATCTTGCTGGTAATCTAATGCCCAGGCATGTTCCCAAGCATCTATTAATAGTGCGATTTTCATATTCTTTTTGTATTCGTGATTATGTATAGTGTGTAGTTTTCCAGAGGTATCCATATAAATCCAATTAGACCCTTGTGCTGCCATAAATTCTTTTTCAAAAGCATCTTTAAACTTTTCAAAACTACCATATACTTCATCTATTGTTGTCTTAGAAGTGCCATTTGGTTTGTTTGCTGCTCTGGCAGGGGCCAGATTGCCAAAAAACAAATTATGTAAAATAGCGCCGCCGTAGTTAAAGTCAGCATCACCTTCTCCTTTGTTGTAACGTTCGTAGTATTTGGCTGCTAATCCATCGTAATGATATTTTATAGTAGCCTCACTCATAACAGGATCAAGCTCATTTTTGCTGTATTTGAGCCTGTTCTGATTAATTTCTCTAATGTCCGAAGACTCTTTTAAACTTTTAATAAATCTCATATTCATAATGCTATTTATTTTAATTTTTTTAAGTATTCTGCTAAATTAATCATATCGTCTTTGGTATTATTATGATCCCATTTTACTTTAATCACTCCTTTAGTAGAGTACTGGAGTATGTATTCATCAATATCAAAAAACCCGAATTCTACATCAAAATCTTTTAAAAAATCATAGTTCTTATCTAAATCCATATTATCAGTGTAAAAACTTATGATTCCGGCTTTATAATATTCTGGACATAAAATTTTAATGTGATCACAGTCCTGTAGTTCGCCTAGGAGAGTAGCACTTAATAGTAGATATTTTGTTTTAAGATCATTAACTCCTTGACTTAAAATATCAGTTAAACTTTCTATGACAAATGTTAAAAAATTAGAATTTATTTTTTCTAACTCTAATCTATTTGGTAACATAAGACTTTTGGTGCTTTTAGGAAAAATAGGGTTTAATTTTTCTAACTTTTTGTAATCCCCGTATAAAAATCCTAATCCCTCGCCAACACCGATATTCTCAGAATCAAAGAACAAGAAATCTGTGGATTGATCTTGTACGTTTATAGGTTCACTGACTATACTATCGTTACAGTTTAATACAGTAATACCTTCATATTTTTTAACTAAAGAAAATAGTTCTTTTATTGGTTGAAGGATGCCTGTAATTTCATTTACATGCGATATGAAAAATAAAATTCTACCTTCAGAATTTTCTAAAAGTTCTTCTAAATGAGCTAAATCCAATGTCCCATTTTTGATGACATTAACACGTTCTAACGAGCAGTTACTTTTATTTTGTAAATGTTGCAGTGCAGAAGTATATTTTGGTAATTCATTTTCAGGAAATAATATAAGGTCTCTAGGCCTCCAAACTATGCCCTGCGTAATAATATTGATCGAATGAATTGAATCTGCTGTAAAGATTATTTCATTTGATTTTCGTGCATTGATCAGTTGTTTGATTTTGTTTCTTACAGTTTCTTTTAATTCTGAATTAACTGTTGAAAAATTCTTTGACTTCATCTTTTAGATCTTCAAATTCAATTAAATTTAAAATTAAACCTCGATGTGATTCTAATAATATTTCTTTGGCTCTTTGAACTTCAATTCCTCTGGTTCTCAAGTACCACAATTGTTCCTCGTCAAATTCCCCAATACTACAACTATGATTAGCTTCTACTTTACCGCAGTCGATAGCTAACTGTGGTATACTAAATGCCTGTCCACTTTCGTCAGTAATAATACTTGCATTATTAATTTGTGTATAACTGTTTATCATATCTTCTACGATTCTTACATGCCCTTGAAATACAGTTCTGCTCTCTTTTCCTGAAACGCAATTTACTATTTGATTGGTTTCGACATTAGGGCCTTCATGATGAATTTTTGATATAATTTCGCTACTACCACCTTCTGTATTTTCTGCGATTCCAAATATACTGATAGAACTATTTTCGCCAGCTGAACATTCAAAAATGTGTTTATTTAATTTTCCGTTTTTGATAAAAACGCCAATATTTAAATTTGAATCAGGTTGTGCTTCGATATGATACAAAAAAACTTGCTGGGTAGTTGAATCACCTTCACACAAAATAAACAAATTTAAGTTGCTGGATTCTTTACCTATAATCTGTAAATGTTTACATAATAGATCGGATTCAGTAGGATTTAATCTTAAAACAACACTGTCGTCTGTTCCTTCTTTTATCATTAAACAGTTAGCATCAATTACCTTAAACTGTTTTCCAAAATAATGATTAGGACTATAAGTCCAATCCGGATCTCTTTCGTCAACTTTTAAAAAACTTTCAATAGCCATTAGTTCTTATCCTTTTAAGAATTTTTTTGTCACCTGTCTTAACTATTTTTCCATTAGACATTAAATGAACTTTAGTTGGCGATAGTGAATCTAGTATTTTTGTGCTACTAGTGAATATTAGAACAATTTTATCATTGTTTTTTAGAAAATTTTGTATTTCGTTAGATATAAACTTTACAGTATCCTCGTCAACACCATCTTCTAAATCGTCTATCAAAATTAATTCAGGATTAGAACTAATCATTTGAGCGATTTCATTTTTCTTTCTTTCAGAAGGAGTACTTCCTAAATTAAAATCTTTATCTTTCCATTCAGAACCTAACTCAAACTGTTTGATCAAATTTTTATAACTTTGTAAAATATCAGTTTTGCTCTTTGAATTTCTTTTTGTTTTTGACATTTCAACAATTAATGAAGAATTTGAAATCCCCAAAATATCAGGTGGATTTTGAAAAGAAAGAAAAATTCCTAAATTGTTTCTTTCTTCAGAATTTAGGTTAAAAATATTTTTTCTTTTAAAAGTGATTTTACCAGAATCAGCTCTATATCTAGGATGCCCTGCAATAATATTACCTAGGGTACTTTTTCCACATCTTTTAGGCCCAATGATAGCATGGATTTCTCCGGGCGTTGCTTCTAAGTTAATATTTTCTAATATTAAGATTCCATTTGAAGAGACGCTTACATTTTCTATTTTTAGCATTTGACTATTTTACCTTAATTATTATTTTTATAGTCTGTGTGTACACACTATTGTACGTTGTTTAACGGGTTAAGTCAATCTCCTTTTTTGATACTTTCAAAATTTATTTATCGCTCTTAAACAAGGCATAATTAATAGACAAGGAGGTTACGTAACCATGGAAATTATTATTGCATTAATCGTAGTTGTTGTTTTTGGAGCTATGTTCTACTTCAATAGATCTAGTAATAGTCTAGACGTCAATTCTGACGGAAAAGTAGATTTAGCTGATGCCAAGACCGCTCTAGTAAACACTGTTTCTGGAGTCAAAAAAGCAGCTGATGCTGACGGTGACGGGAAAGTCACAGTTAAGGACGCTAAAGCAGCCGCTAAAAAGGTGAAGGAATCAGCAGCCAAAACCGTAGCAAAAGCAAAAACAAAAGTAGCTACCAAAACTGCTGCCAAAGCAAAACCAAAAACTGCTAAAGTAGCAACAGCAAAACCCAAGACTACCAGAAAAAAGAAGGAAGTCTAATAAAAATGAAAAGGGCGTAAGCCCTTTTCGTTTGAGTTAATTTTCTAGTAGTTTTTTAGATTTTGTGATTTCGTCCAAAGTCTTTAATTTTTTCTTTTTTAAATAGTTTACCAGTGCATCATCTTTGTATCTAGAGTGATCTTCTTGAATTTGCTTATCTAAGTCATCATGTAATTTCTGTAAGTAAGCTATTCGATTGTTTATCTTTACTGAGGTTAGATTTTTCATTTGATACTCCTGTAAAATATTTGTGTAATTCAAATGATGCAAGATTTTTGGCTTTACTTTCACACATGACGTCTGCCCATTGCCAGTGTGTAGCTGCCCAACTATTTACTGCATCATTCCAATAGAAGTTAGAATGTGCTCGTAATTTTGCTTTCTTATGTCCTGATTCTAGGAGGGCCTGAAGAGCGGGACGGGTGTGTCCGGGATGTTCTCCAAGTAAATTTTCCCTAGAAACAGAGTAGTGTATGACAGGACGCACACCGCGCCAACTATCAATAATCCTTTTAATACGGTCGTCATTTTCTTCAATATATTCTCCTGTGTGTATCCAATGATGGTGTATGTCTAGCACCAAAGCGAGATCGTTTGCCAATTCGAGGCTGGCGTCGATTCCCCAACTGATTTCGTCGTTTTCGATAGTAATACAGTTTCTCGCTTCTGGTGAGAGACGCCTAAGTGCGGCTTTGATACCGGCTGGACCGGCTCTACCCGCGATGTGGACATTGATTTTAAAGTCCTGGAACGATGTGCCATAGCCCATCCATCTAACCATATCTGCATGATATTCAAACTCCTCTATACTACGCTGAACAATATCAGCATTGTCACTTGCCAACACAGTGAATTGACCAGGATGAAAACTAAGCCGAACGTTACGGGCTCTAGCAATATCTCCCACTTCTCTAAAATGTTTGCTGGCATAATCCTGTACATCAGCTTGACGCCAAAACCAGCACCAATCGCGCTGAGTATACACAGGAAGAAGGTCACTGCTAAGACGTACCATACGTAGCTCATTATCTAAATTACCTACTCTTTCTACTAATAGTCTAGTTGATTCAATGTTTTGTTTTACCAATGACCAAAGTTTTTCAACGGCAACGTCTTTACTTTGTCTATTTAACCAAGATACTGTAGTAGCACCGGTATTGTATTTTTTACAGTCATCTTTGGGGCTGATTCCATCTACTTGATCAGGGCGATCAATCCATTTACAGGCGAAACCGATACGTTTAGTCATGATGAATAATAAGAAAGGACATAAAGCTATTATAGCAGTATGCCCTTTGTTTGTCAAGGATAAATCTACCAATGTCTAATTACATTAGCGATGATAAAAAAGCAAGTTATGATGTGTATTATTACCCAAAATGTTTTGAAAAATAATGCTATCCTTGCTTCTCTAACCGTTAAAATGGGAATATCTGGACGATCATCGTCAGTTTTTCCCATTAAGTGCCCAGTTGCCCGAGCCCAGATTTTTTCAAAACTGTTCATCCTTCGTATGTAGCTGAGTTAGCACCGTGTTCAAATACTTCAACTGATTTAACTCTTACTGTTGGATTAATTGGATAGCGCATTGTGCCTGATGCTAATAGTTCAGCCATTTTGTCAAAACACATTTTAGCAAACATTTCGCAACCTACACCATCTACTACTCGCAAATCACAAATCGCACCACGTTCGTGTGGAACATTGCTGTCTGGATTTGCAGAACCCATGTTAACTGTTGATGCAAGGTGTTTAAAAACATCTAGCATTGGATCGTCTTTGGCAACAACCAGTGTATGATCAAACATGTGATCGGCCCATGCTTTGAATTCTTTAAGACCGCCAAAGTCCATACACCAGTTTTTGTCATCTAGTGTGTCACATTCAAATACAAGTTTGATACCAATCGAGTATCCGTGTAGTGTTGAGCAATGACTGTGTGTTGCTCTCCACTGTCTAAAACAGCATGACAGCCCTCTGTCGTTACCGTAAGTTTTTGTTGAATAAAATTTTGCCATTGTTATCTCCTCAAAGTTAGCAATGGCATGCAGAATATTTAAAGAGGGATGAATGCCTAAAGTCCTCTGTGTGTACTATTTTACATGAAATATTTATTATGTCAATCTTTTTTGGAAATTTTCTTTATATCCGTTTTGACATGAGATATTTCTTCTGACATCTGTTTGAGCAGGGTGTAAAATTCTTTATGACTGATCAGTAGTGATTGGAATATTTTCAAAGTCCAAAGCCACCATATCAAGCAAGTAATGACGAATAAAAACCAACCAATTATCATTACTGTCATTGTTTGATTTAAAATAAAATGGAATGCGATAAAGATTACTAAAAAGAAAGCAGGGGTGATAATGCCGTAAAATTTCCATGCTGATGCCTGTGCGCCTAATTGTTCGAATTTTTCTAAAAGTTTTTTCATGATTTATTCCTGTATTATGCCAAATTGTAGCCATTTGCCGGGAGACCCTGAAACAACACAGACCCACCCAATCGGCGAATTTGTCTGTGGATTTTCGTTCCAAACTATGTCTCCTCTTTTATAGTTACCTTTATTTGGAGGAGAATTATCTACCATGAAAAGTTTTCCAGAAATTTTTATACTGCCTCGTATGTCTAAATCAACTTCGGGATTTTTAACATTAATACCTACTTTTCCCCATACTCTTGTGGTGACGTCTTCTTTATATTCATTGCCAATAGTTAATACTCCTTTTGGCTCTAAAGTGATCAATGTAAGATCACCGACGGTTAAATCAAATGGTCTGTTATTAAAAGTTCCTATTCGAGCCCTACCATTATCTACATCAATATTCATGATAACATCTTGTTCGATGTCACTGATAGTAATGGTACCTACTGGTTGTTCGGTATTGATAGCTATTCTTTGTTGATCAGAACTGAATCGCACAAATTCAGATAAGTTCACATCTCCAGTTACATTTAAACTGTGTAATGTGCCAACTTCTCTTAGGCTACTTTTTCTTATTGTAGATCCTAATGTATTTTTGTTTAGTACATCTACACCATCTATTTTGTAAGATTTTTCTGGCGGCAAATCAAAATTTTCTGTAGAAAAGAATCTATCTGGATTATTTTTAAAAACAAATAGTTTGGTATAGTCTCTACCCTTCCAAATCAATCCACTGCCGTTGGGATTAACAGAAACATCTATAGGCTGAAATTCCAGATACATTTTATCATATGTTCTATCTGAAACCAATTCTGTGACTTTTAATTTTTCTATTCTTAATTCACCAGTAACGTGAAGATTGCCTAGTAATTGTACATCACCGTCAATTCTTTTAGTTTCGATTATATCTACTTCTATTTTATTGTCTTTAATAACTAAAGAAGTTTTAGTAGATTGATCAGATATTCCTGTACTGGAAAAGGAAGAGACGCAACCTCCGGAAATTAAATCTCCGGAGATTTCGCCATTATTGATGTTTAATTGATTAAACTTTATATTTTTTAATAATTCACTACTGTTAAATGCTGGCATTTGGTCGTTTATCTACTATATGATCCACTAGTCCGTAATCTAAGGACTCTTGTGCATTCATATACTTATCACGCTCCATATCCAAGCTCAGTTGATCAAAAGTTTTTTCTTTGCTGTTGTGTTTAACATAAATTCCTGTCAGCTCTTTTTTGATCTTTAGTATTTCTTCAACTTGAATCTGCATGTCTGTAGCCTGCCCTCGGGCACCACCACTAGGTTGATGTATCATGTGTCGAGCATTGGGCAACATATATCGTTTTCCTGGAGTGCCTGATTGTGCTAACAAACTGCCCATACTACAGGCCTGTCCCATAACATATGTACAGACATCAGGTTTAATGAATTGCATGGTATCATAGATACTCATACCTGCAGTAACTACTCCGCCAGGACTATTGATATACATGTGTATATCACCTTCCCCTTCACTTTCTAAGAACAGTAATTGCGCTACAATTAAATTAGCCATGTAATCTTCAACTTGTCCATTTAAAAAGATTACACGATCTTTCAATAGACGACTATAGATATCATAGGAACGCTCACCTTGACTACTTTTTTCTACTACGATTGGTACTAAACTCATTGATTTTCTCCTAAAATTTTGACAAGATTACGTTTTTCTTCTTGATATTTGTTCCAAGAACGTTTGATTCCAGAATAGATAAGCAAATAACCTATCCAATAAAATACTATTAGGCATGCCAAGAAGAGTCTACTAATAGCTTCTATAGTTGTGCCTTTGTCTGCGCTAAAAAACATTGATGTAAAGAAGCAGGTAAAAATCCATCCCCATTGCCAACTATCCCAAGATTTCACATCAGCAACAATTTTACGCCAACACCATTTAAGAAAATATATTTTTTCACTCATTGATACTTGTCATCCAAATCTACGTTAGATAATCCGGCCACTAATTGAAAGTTTTCCCATGCTTTTTGAGCGGCAGGATTGTTTTCTAATTCACTGCTAGGCAACACAGTCTCTAACCAAATTTCTGATCGACGAACAGGATAAGCTCCAAACTGTCTAGGTTGATGTAGCTTACCACTTTCCCAAAGTTCAATGCTTACTTTTCGATACTTTTCTTCATCTTCATCAGAAGTTCCATACCATTCTGGGTTACTTCCACCAAACATACCTCGAACTGGATCGCTGTTTGAACCTCCACAATAACCAACCCAAATACCTTGCCATTGCTTATCATCACGTGGATCAAAATCTGTACGAGCAATGATTATCAGTATGTCGTCGATCTCTACTTTGCCTTCGATAATATCTCGAATACATCTACTATAGCTAAGTCCAATTTTCATTTATTTTCCTTCTTTAGGTATATTGATATCAGCTTTGTACTGACTTTCAATACTGTTTTTTACTTCTGGGCTAGTATATTTGATATTACTTTCTACAGTAAGTCCAAATGCTTGTCGAATATTTTTACGATCTGCTTGGCTGCCGCATATTTGAGCACATTCTTCTGCTACCAGAGCAACTACAAACTCAATTCGATGTTGGCATTCTTCAGTGATATACTTGTGTGTTCCAGAATCTTCTATTAGTTTTTTAAGTCTACTATTCATATTCTACCTTTAGTATTCTCTATTTGAGTAGTAACACAAGTTCCTTCCATCTCCTTAATTTCACCTTTACCAGCTTTCTTTACTAATTGTATCATATGTTGTTTTTGTTTTTCTAATGAAATTCTGCATTTAGTTTCGGAGGTATAATGTATATCAGGCGACATAAATTCACAATTAGCGTTAATACAAATCCATAATACAGGAATAAAAATTTCAATCATTCTTTAACTCCGAAATGTCTTTTGATTGCAGAACTACATTCTCTAGCAAACATAGCAGTAGGAGCCTCATCGTGTAGAAATCTACCACCTTCTACAACTCCTACACATTCTTTCACAATCAACTCAGCGAACTTTTCCATAGTGCGTTCCCATTTAGTTCTATCTAGGCCGAGACCATAAATCTCAAGTCCAGACTCTTTTTCAAATTGTCGAATTTTTTCGTTCATCATAATGCCTATTATCGTAGAATATAAAATCCAAATTGTAACTTAAAAGTTCTATATCAAAATTGAATCCTGCATGGTCTTGTTTGAATCCTGTGATACCAAAAGAACCACCAATAATTGCATTGGTGCGATACAACCCAATCTCAATTGTTTTATTCTTAGACACTGGAAAAACCCAGTCTTTAAGCATCCTATGTAATTGCTGGAAAGGATTGCGAATAGCAAAGCCAATATAAATCATTCTTCAACTCCGAAATCTTTTTTAAGTATGTTCCACACATTCCATTTGTCATGATGAATATAAGCACCTGCTACCATCAGCATATTATGTGCGTGGTCAATGTCATGAGGCGTTACTACCTTTCGACCTTCATATAGGTCTTGCAGTTTTGCTTCGAGTTCTTGAATTCGTTCGTTCATAGTGCAACTTCTTCTCGAGCGTGAGCATCGCAGGCAGTGTAGATCCAGCTGCGACCTCTCCTGGTACCAGGAGCACCGCATTCTTCACAAGTAACAGCACTCATTGATTCAGCCATACGTATCATGCCATACGTCTGTTCATCGCCACCGTTGGTGTAAAATCTCAGTGTGCCAAACTTTTCTTTGATCTGTACAGCCACGACCTGTGAACAGCCTTCTCCGCGACCGTACTTTTCTTTCTGTTCCTGTGCCCAATCAACATGATGTTGTATGTTGGCACACAGCTGATTGATAATATTGTACCACCCATCTCCGCACTCAAAGCCCCAACACATTAATGTTTCTTTCATATCACCGTGTCTATCTGCAAATATCTTTGGATAACGTTGGCACAGCAGTTCGTCTAGTTCTGGTTTCATTCTTCAACTCCAAAATGTCTTGCTACTGCTAATCCAGCCCAATCGGCACCCAATGCCTGTGTGCCTTCACCATCTTCTTCGCATCCATCACGAATTTTATCAATCTGTGCTAGACATTCTCCCACAATCAATTCGGCGAACTTTGTATCATATGTTTCTGAATAAACCTTCAATGCTTGTTCTTTGTCTGTGATTTTAATCATAGCATCAAGAGCATACTTTTTAGCCTGTTCAGCCAATTCTTTAATTCGTTCGTTCATTCTTCAACTCCAATCACTTCTTCTGGATGATAGAACACATCAGTGCTTGCACCATCTCGCATGACCCACATTCTACCAGTAGGCTCAATATAACTAACTGTGCCTTTTGCACCCACGTTAAATCCAGAAACAACTTTTACTCGACTACCGACCTTGATTGAGGTACTCTCAACTCCAAAATGTTCTTTCAATTCTTCACCTAAGTCTTGTAGCAATCTAATGTGAATATCATAGATATCTTCCCACTTGGCTGAATGTCCAGGAACTAAGTCGTAGGTTGTAATCTTGTCAACACATTCCTGCACAATCAACTGGGCGAACTTTTCCACAAAATCTCTTTGCAAGGGATCAGGAACAACAATAGTGGCGTATTCGTTTTCTACCTTGAATTCTTCCAAAGCCTGGTCAAAAAGTTTTTCAATTCGTTCGTTCATACTGGATAATCAATTCCAAAGTGAATATCTTGGAGGCATTTGGCCGCATCGTCATAACCGTTGTTGATCAAAGTCTGGATGCAGTCCTGGATGATTAGTTTGTTGAACTTCTGTGTATCAAAATGTAGATGCCCGTCAATCAGTGCTCCGTCGATATAGTGACTCCAGCATTGTTTTTCAAACTCTCGAATTCGTTCGTTCATACAATCTTACCCAATCCTAACCAAATCAATTGATCCAATTCTACTTGATAATCCTTGCCTAGTCTACGTTTCTCATAGAGAGACATTAGAATGTCTTTACCATCGCCATAGTCGGTGGTGCCAGCGCCACGGCTTTCCAATTCTTCAATTAGATCGTCTGTGTCGAAGTCGCTGAGATCAACATCAACTTCGAATTCTTTGTAAACTGTCTTATACATTTTCTTCCTTTCCTTTTAAAAGGAACCTATGCAAGTCCTCTATTCGTTCTTGGAAAACATCCGGGGCACTTTCTGAGGCACGATTCATATCCCAATCGCTTGGGTAATGCCGCAACATACTTCGAGCAGTCTCTCTAATGAGCTTAGGTACTCTGGGAGTATGTTGAGGATTGCATAAATCTAATAAAAATCTGCGAGTTTGTACTACAGCACGATATCTTTCATCTGGTAATGTCATTTATAAACTTTCAAAATTACAACATCTTCATTGAAGCGACCATTGAGTTTGATTTCTGTAGTCTTTACTTCTTTCTCAAACCAAGTTTGACTACGCTTTTGTGTATTCATATCTTTGAACGCTTTCAGTTGTTCTGCAGGCTTACGCAAAGTCTTTTGTACACTCTTGTCAGTGAAATTAGTAACAGTAGTACCTTTGACTCCAAACCCTTCGCTGTTCAGTGCAATATACTGTCCAAACTTACGAGTTTTAGTGTTGTATACATACATAGCCTGAGCACCAATGATCTGTGCAGGTGGCACTGACACAATACCAAGACTGTCATCTGTTTTACAGAACTTCAATCGCTTGATCAAATCTTCTGCAGGCTTGACTTTTTTAGCACGTGGCTTTTTATTGAGTTTAGCTTCAGCACCAATCTGCTCACAAGCATCCATAATAGCTTGATAAAACTCCATCAGCTTTCGAATATTCTTACGTGCCACATGACTGTAGGCTTCTCGGAGTTGATCATCCGCTTCACCACTGGCAAGCTCTGTGAGTTCATTTTGACCAAACGTATAAAACCCTTTGATCATTCGAGCATGTGCAGGTTTCACACCTTTACCACGCAACAGACTAGCAACTTTGAACGCTTTAGGGTCAAAGCCTTCAGGGTCAGTAATCCAAGTGTCAATAGCAACATCTAGTTCTTCTGTCATGTTGCCTGCGGCTTCACGTAGACGATCTTGTATGCTGGGAACATATACTTCAACTTTAACTTTTTGTTTTTCAGCTTCTACAAGCTCTTCGTCAATATCAAGACCGCCTTCTTCGATAGCCTTTTGAATAGCATTGCGCAACCACTCTGCACTGTTACGACCTTCGTTAAAATCTTTACGAACCTCAGGCATACCACGAAGCAAACATGCGGCGAGACCGCCCATGGTACTATTACAACGATGGTCTTTGGTTTTCTTAAAAGATTTGATCACGTCTTTATCGTAACCAACTTTGCCCATCCAATCAATTACTTTGGGCTTGAGATC